TTCTGTTGTATGTATCGTATTAATTTTTCAACGTGGGTTTTAGTGTTACCAATGACTTGACCTTTTCGTACATACGTATTATTAAAAGTTTCAATCGTTTGAGCAAGATTTTGATTAGCTTCGAGAGTACGTAAGGTAGTACCAGAAATTTTATTAAATATCCTGCCAGCGTTACTAAGATGTGCATTGACTTCCTCCGTATCTTTTTTAGTCATAGTGAATCGTGTCATGTCTCTTAACATTGCGTCTTGTGACCAAACGTCTTTTGATTTAAAATTGGAAGTATCTACGCCATAAGAAGCTTTCATGTCTTCAAATTTTCTACCTGTATATGATGTGTGCCAAACTACACCAATCTTTGCGGCTCGAGCTTTCTTTGCTGCTTCACTGTTTGTAGGTATCGCATACATGATTGTGTTGGGGTGAAACGTAAGATATGGTTTACCTTTTATCTTCTTTGTTTTTAAATCACCAGGTCCAAATAAAAAATCACCTTGTATTACACCTTTGATACCAATGTTTGGTAAGTATTTAAGTGCTGCTTTTAATTTTGTATTGAGATCACCAGAAGTATCGTCATCAATATCATCGTTAGATTTATATACCTTTGGAGTGGCATTGAAAATTCCTTTCTTTGCAACAAAAAATGCACCGTCACGAGGATCAGTACCGGCAAAAACAGCTGGAGCTCCATCCCATTTGACGCTAACGTTTCCATCTTTGACTCCTCCTAACATATCTCTAAGAGAACGTAAAGCAAGTATTGCCTGTCTTGTACCATCGACACCACCATACAGGACTTTATCCTCAATGTGAGTCATATGAGTGTTCTTTTGTTCCGTAATAAATTCTTTAAAGTTCATTAGATTTTAACTGCTGGTTTTATAGAGCTCTGTGTTATAGTATCTATAATTACGTTTCTTGCATTAACTGGACCTACATGTAATATCTCGCCGTAGGTTGCGTCTTTCTTTTCATTGTTAATAAATATGACAGTATGTTTAGAAAAGTATCTTGATGCGATTTGTTTAAATTCATTTTCAAGACTCTTATATACTCTTGGATTTTTTTGTTTTAAAACTTTTAGTTTTTTACGACCAAATTCTAAACCAGTGCCACCTCCACCAGATTTAATTCCAATTTTTGCGAACTCATCAGCAAACTTACCAGCAAGTTTAGAAGTATCCTCTGCACCACCCATAAAGAAACCAGCGACATAACCTTTTGGTATTTCACCTCTATCAGTTTTTGATACACTTATACTTTTTAATTCAGCACCATTATTACCTAAACTAACATCTATACCCTTTGACGCACCGCCACCGATCGATGCTTCGTCATACATAAAATAAAACATAAATTCACCGGGTCCTATACCAGACATCGGATAATGAATTAAACTTTCTGCATTTTTTGCATCTTCTTTTTTTAACTTGGCAAGAAGTTTGTTATGCGCATCCTTTGAAAACTTAGTACCCTTAATAGTATCATTTAAATCAAAGTTAGGAAACCAAGTTGATCGTACAACAAACTGTATTTCTTTTTTATATTTAGTTGTTTTAAGATCCTGTGACTTAAGAGTAAAGGCTTTTAGTCTTAAAGCGTTTTTTACAAAGTCGCCATCTAGATCTTTGAGTTCCATATCTTCTAATATGCTATATAATCTTTTAAATCTCACAGTCTGCCTCCACTTCTAATTTTTATTAATGGTTTTAAATTCTTTCCTGAATAATTGTGTATTGTGACGTCTTCTTCTCTTATATCATCAGCATAATATATTATCTCACCCATTCTATTTCCCGTATCTTTTGAACCTACAAAAATAAATGGAAACTTTCCAAAATAATTTTTTACAGTTAATGCTTGAAATTCTTTTTCTATTTTAGTAAATTCACCGGCTCCATCACCACTTTTTAATTTATCAATAGTTGTTTTTTTAACACTTTGAGGTGTATTAATTCCTAATTTATCTTTTTGTAAATTAACGAGTTTTGTTATAATTGTATTCGATGTTATTTCTTCACCATTCTTACGTACAGCCTGCTTAGATATTTTTTCCTCTTTGTCTTTTTCCACTTTATCTACGCCTGTACCTATTCTAAATCCTTCGACATAATTTTTATCATAATATTTTACAGCCTTAACTTCATATTTTTTTGTTCCGATCCTAACATCACCATCATCATTACCTCCAGCTAAATAAACTTTATCGTGTAATAGATATATAAGTACTTCAGCTGGCCCAAAACTTTCAAACTTGTTTTGAACTATTTCTCTATATTGATCTATTGGAATAGCACTCTTTATTTCTCTTACTAAACTATTATAAGCTTTTGCTTCTGATAATCCAAACTGATTTTGTTTCAAAGCTCTTTCAAATATATTTTTGCCATTTAATTTAATATATTTTCTCATATATAATTCTTGTATCTCAAACTTATATTTTAAACTATCTTGTCCTTCAAAATCAGATCCAGTAAGTTTAAGTACTCTACCATACGGTAATTTACTTTTTATCCATTCTAAACTGGCCGGCGTAAATCTGAACTTTGACATCTCTTTCCACTATAATATTATTATACACTATTTATAATGGTTTGTACATAAAAAAAGCACCCGAAGGTGCTTTTAATCGTGTATATTTTCGCAGAAATTTTTTATCTCTGGAAAGACGCCTATTCTACAGTTACCTTTATAATATTCGATAGGCCAACCGATGAATATTATAACAAATATTAATATGAAAATAATAGAAACCGCGCGTTCCTTAAGGAACGACCAAAATTTATTAACGACCACGTTTTTTAAACGTCATACTTTTATTAAATCTTTTCTTATGAGAAGAATTTTTCTTTCTTCTATCATGTTCACGGTTACGAGGATCATACATCTCGTAACCACGAATACCATTATCCTTTGCCCATGCGGCAATCATTTCTGGTTTATGTTTACTTGAACTCATTTTTTAAACCTCACACTGTAACTCTTGCCATCATAATTAAAAGTAATTATTGAATGAGAGTAAATTGTTTCCATTGACTCTTTGTATCTTGTTAAGTTTCTACAAACAAGTTCAGTACCATCTTTTGCAGTACTGTTCTGATGACCTAACAATCCACCAATAATCGCACCTGCTGTTCCACCGTCAGGCATGTTCTTGGTAACGTTGTTACCAATGATACCGCCGATAATCGCACCCATAACTGCGTCACCAGTCTTATCACCTGATACTCTTCTTTCAGAACAAACTTCAACATTATATGGCGTTCTTTTAATTACTGTCTTTTCGTAATCTTGAATATCAATATTATATGGTTGAGTCGCGAAAGCCTCATTGATTAGAAATACTGAACCAAATCCGGCTAAAAAAGCTAATACTTTACTTCTCATTTCTTTAACTTCCATAAGATATATTCTTCACCATTTGCTTTCATGGTAATGGCAGGAACTCCCGATGGTTTTGTCTTACCAATGTATTCCCATTTATAGCCGTCTTTCATTTGAGCGTTGGCCGTTTCTCTAAACTCTTGAGTGTCAATGCTGAACATACCAAGAACTAATGCTACTATTCCCATATTTCTCTCCTTCCTTGGGTTAGAAGGTAGCTTACGCTACCTCCGCAAATTCTAATGCTGTCTTAAGAGCATCTCTTTTTCTGATTTGGTTACCACCAAACCATGAAGAGTATAACCTGTTATCAGGATTTCTACCCTGCAAGTGATCTGTCACGTAAGTAACAGAATTAAAAGCCTGCCACCAAGAGCCTTCGGCATACTTAGCGCCGGGCTGAAGCTCGATAGCATCAAATGCAGCCTTTGCATTCTTTGAAAGAGTCTCTACTGATAACTCTTGATTTTGAACACGCTTGTCAGCTGTTCTTGGAAAGACTGTATTGTAATACTCTATAAGATTATCTATATTATATCTCTTAGAACCAAGAAACTCAGCCATTTCTTTGTACTGACTTAACTTAGCAGAAGCGATACCAAGAGCCTTCTTAACTTCATCGGCATTGAACTCTGTTCTGTGACCGACTTTAACGGATCTTTCAGCCTTTGCCTCAAGAGATAATGATAAAGTATTGTTACATACCACTCTAATTGGAGTAAACCTCACATCGATAGAGAAACCGTACTTATGTGGATTCGAAAAGAGCAAGTATGACTCGACGGTGTCACCACCAAACAAATCAAAAGACTCTTTAACTTTCGCTAAAGCCCATACGAGCTGACCACCCTTGAGTGAACCTGCTGTATGCATTTCCATATCGCCTTTTAAGACGTACTCGCTGAAGAAGTTGAATGCATCTTCGTTTTGGACAGGATTCCAAACCTGACCGATGTTAGTAAGAACTTTATTATCAGAACTTCTGACTAAAGCCTTCATACCAGTAGGAATTTTTTTGTCGCCTACAGTGACGTATGAATCAATCTGCTCGACTGTCCAGTCTAAGCCAGCTTTCTTCATCATTTGATTCGGTGTAAGATCGTTACTGACCGGAACACCAAGGCCGTGCCAAGGAACTTCCCCCGCGTAAGCCATTGTTTCAACATTATGAGCCATATTTACCTTCCTTTCTTTATGCTAAAATAATATAGGCTAAAAATAATTCTGCGAACAGAATAACAGAACAAATAAAATATAAAAGTGATTTAAGCATCTTGCGCCTCCACTTCTCGAGCAGCTCTTTGCGCGTCTCTTTCGTCCTGCTTACGAACGAAATCGTTGCCAGCCACACACTGCTTGGTTGTAAGGAAACCAGTCTTTTCGAAAAAAGACAAGAGGTTAGAAGCGAACTCGCTCCAATGCTTACGCTTTTGCAAGCCATACACGAGCTTCCTGTTAACAGGACACTTCATGAACCTGTCCATCTTAGCAAGTCTGCTTTGTGGAAACCTTCTGATTTTTTCCTGTCTGAGGAACATTGCTTGATCGATATTCATAATTTAAACTCCCTTTTCAATCTTATAATAATATTATACACTAGTTTCTCTCAAATGTAAACAAAAAAAATGCACTTATTTGAAAAAATAAACATAACATGTTAATTAAACTTCGGTCCATACCGCAGTCCACTCATGCTCGAGCCACTTGGACTTATGAATTCGATTCAGTGTACGGTAGAGACTCTTAGCCTTTTTAACACAATCGAACTCAAAAGTTTCCATGTGTTCACCGTCGGCGTACGTTTTGATAATAATATTCTTCATAATAATATAACTCCCTTTTTGATTATAGTTATATTATACTCTATTTTCTCTTAGATGTACACCGTTTTTTTCACTTTTTAGGATTTTTTTTCAGAAGGATTTTTTTTACCGGTAATGTAGTCACGATCGGCATAGAGCTTCTGCCACTCTGGATTCATGTCGTAATAGTACTCCTCGGTGTCTCCAAGCCTGTACTCATTACCGTTCTCGACCTGATAGTATTCCGTACTCACTTTGAAATCCGGTGTCTTCGGATTCTTTGGCGTCAAACTATTATCATACACACGCATACGATTGTTCGGATACAGAGCGTACTGCCCGTTCTCCAACTCTAACAAGTTAAAAGACTTGTGCTCGTCCGGCTGTTCCGCTGTAGAGTAATCAACCTCGTCAGAGTGTATGTGATAGTTATCCAAGGTAGCAATGTATGAACCCTTTACACGCCCGTGGTTCTTTGTCCATACCTCGTAATCCATGGATCCAATGAACTGTTTCTGTATGCAAGTAACACCATAGTCCATACAGTTCCAAAACTGTAGATCCGGTAGAGCCATATCAACATCAGGAGTCTCAGGACTCGATACAAACGCTGATATCGGTAACTTATCGAAAAGAGCACCGTACTCTGGTAGGAATGTTTCAAAATAGAAGGCGCGACCAGGGATAGACTTCGCAGTTACCCAGTGACCCTCGACGAACTCACCGTGTCCATCCTCGAGGTCTCGTAGGTACTCACGGCGCACCCAAACTTTCTGATTGGGTATATTACAAATTAAATGCGACATAATACTATATATCTCCGAAAAAGGTATAGAGACGAAAATTTTCCAGGAAAAAATTTTTAAAAAAGGTTTCTGAAAAAAAGTTCTGTGCTCTCTAAAACGCGAACCATACTAGTGACCTGTTACAGCCCTGCGCGATTCTGCCAATATAAACCCCTATATAGGTGAGTCACACAGAGGGCCGCAGAGTAACGAAACAGTATACTGATATAGTATCTAACCTCGTGGCGCCAGAACGTTACTCTGCGAGTGTCTGAGGGCCGTTGTTCAAGACATCCACCCTACCGACCGATCGGCCCTCTGATAGGGTGGGATACGTTTTATACTCCGACTCTGGTTCCCTGGGTAGTACCACACCTGTAAACCCCGATGACCTTCACGCTATCTCATTGTCCCTCGGTCACCCTGTCGGTTACTGTCGCTATCCGTAATCCATATATTATACTCCCTTTTTTACTTTATATACTTATTATACCACGGTTCGAAAAGAATGTACACCAAAATAAACATAACATGTTAAATATATGGGCACTTTTTTGTGTGCTTAGAGAAAAATCTGCGGACTACTGCGGACACTAAGGTATGCGACTGTGTGTACGTTTTCCTTAGTTTTTATGATTTGTATGTAGACGGTGCACATTGTATATTACGCATATATAGTATTATGAAGAGATTTATAGAAGATTTTATATACTACTATAGGATGTTTGGACCTCGGTATGGTTGGTTCTGGTCTCTTGAATACAGTCGCTTTAACGCAAGATACTTTAATAGAGACGGTACATGGAGGTAGAAATGAATGCGACAGACTTTATTATGGTTCTTTTGACCGCTTCCTTAGTCTATTTAGGGTTTTCTTTCATATGGATAGGTATGTATTGGGGACTGATATTGATATGGTTCAATATGAAGATGTTTGATTATTATTGTATATGGAGAAAGAATGAGATTGATAGAACCTGAGCACAATACGTTTGATGCGATTATGGCAGACTTAACGCATCAGTGTAACATGGAGTGTTCGAACTGTTACCTACCGAATAGAGACATACCGGACATGGATAAGGAGAGGTTGTATGACCTTGTCGGTAGGTTACCGAGGCGTACGTTTATACGTTTGATAGGCGCGGAACCGACGCTGCGAGAGGACCTGCATGACATCGTACGAAAGATCAAGAGTCTTGGTCACCATGTGAGTCTTACCACTAACGGATTGAAACTACACAGGATGGACTATGTGCAAAAGCTCAAGAGTGCAGGTTTGCGTCTGGTACTGATATCGATGAACGGTGCGGATGACGACGATGTGTACAAGCGTGTTGACGGTGGTAAGTACGCTCGACTCAAGAACCGCGCGCTTGATAACTGTATGAGATCGAACCTGATAGTCAATACCGGAACTATAGTACTCAAGGACTGTAACGAACACGTCATACCGCGACTCTATCAGAGACTCGGTACGTACAAACCGAGAGTCAAGCCGGTGATGAGACTACGCACGATGGCACCGATAGGTCGACACATGGGAGAAGAGTTCATATACGAGTTTGGCGAGTTTCGAGATCGTGTCTGTCGAGAGCTTGATATCACGAATAAATACATACAAGAACACTCGGTTGAGGCGTTTAACAACTACAACGGAGTACTGTTTGACATGCCTAACTGTATCGTTCGTATGGTCGACTGGACGGTTGACGACGACGGAGTACCAGACAACAGTAACGAGAGTCGAGGCAGGATAACACAGGACTTTAAACTGGCACCGTTTTTTGAACATGTAAAGGAGAATGAATATGGTTACTAGAGACAGAAAAGAGTTACCACCGTACGCGAAGATGCCGTACGAGTTTGATATCGAGAGGATCAAGAGCGAGCTCGTTGACATGCCGACCGAGGTTCGTGACTACATATCGCTGACCTGTGACGCAAACTCGGCCTACAGTTCCTATGACAAGAACACGTATCACCTGATACCCATAACAGACTTTGACGAAGAGAACGTCAAAGAGTTTGCGACTTATAAGAAGGCCGGTCGAAAGGACATGAGATTCGATGAGAGACGATACACTAAGATACTTGATTGGGCAAGAAACAGTTACATCGAGGAAGTGCTTGGTACGTTCAAGGGTCAGGTCACGAGAAGTCACGTGCGAAGAATGAATCCGGGTGGTTACCTTAAATTTCACATGGACTACAACACCAAGTACTCAGTACGTTATCACATACCTCTAACGACAAACGACGACTGCGTGTTTAAGTTTAAGTTGGAACTCGATGGCGAGGAAGAATGCATGCACATGCCGGCTGACGGATCGTGTTACTTCTTTAACCAAGGTTACTATCATCAAGCAGAAAACAACGGCAAGACGGATCGTGATCATCTCGTACTGGCTGTACACGGTCAGGAAGACATACAACACTTATGATTCGAAGGATTGAAAACGACGAGGCGAGTTACCTTTTTGGAATCGCAAGAAGAGACGATCACAAGAACAGTAAGAACTATCTCGAAAAAAGAATCAAGGACTACATCGCCATACACGTTTATGAGAACGATAATGACGTTATCGCTTTTAGTGGCATCTATCCGTTTCAAAACAATTTTTGTAGAGTCGCTGACAGAACGTTCGTAATGAAAGAATACAGATCAAAGGGACTGAACTCGCTCGGTCACGGTCAGTTCCTATCACGTAACCTGTTACCTGTACAAACGAAGCTTGCGTTGGAACTCGGTTACAATCCTTTCTATTCAATACAGGAAAGAAAGAGAAGAAAGAGTCTCGAGCTTTCAGTTAATGATTTTAACCTTAACAACGATTATACGTTTTATTATACTGTACTTGACGGAATGTACTACACTTGTGACGAGTATGTCGAAGGAAAAGAGAGTTGTTGGCAAAACGTTGCCACTTTAGGAGAACAGAGTGGAATCAAATTTCGTAACACATTTAGACATCGAGTATAACGAAGACATACTCTTAATGATAAGTGACGAGGTTAAGTACAAACCTTTCACTGCAAAGACAAGACTTACCGAGGAAGAAATGCGTGACAGGTTCGATAAGTCTGATAAAAAGATGGCACAAAAAAATTTCTTCTTTGATGACAAGAATGGTTGGTTGATTGGTGAGACAGTCAAGGGTTACGAAGAAGTCAATCGTTTAGTTGAATATACAAAATCTAAACTCGGTGACGTCGATATAAGACCAAGGTTCTACGTGCAGAAAAAAGACGTCTTTGTACCTGAACATAAAGACATTGGCACAGAATGCGCTATCAACATTTTACTTTCAGACGATTGTGCACCGATTACTTACAAAGACTTTGGTGACATATATTATAAGTGTGCGCTTATTAACACACAAGAAACACACTGCGTAAACACAGACGTTGAAAGAATACTATTTAAACTATCAATAATGGATATGAAATATGAAACTGCTGCATCTCGATTACGAAATTGATAAGAAGAAATATAGAGATATATTTTACGATAACATACAACGCGGTCAGTGGCACTGGAGCGTAGCAAAGCGACAAGAATTATTTTGGTACCAGTTATTCATACCAGACGGTCATGACATGAAACCACTATTTGAGAATGTTGAAAAAGAATTAAATATCTTTAAGATGAATAACTATCCAAGATTCAGTTATCAGTTTCCTAATTCTTTATTGCCACATCATGTCGATGAAGATAACATGGTTTCTATAAATATTAATCTATTTGATACGACACCAATCATTCATATCGACCATGAACCGTATCCATACGAATGTGCATTTATTGACGTAGGTCATAAGATGCATGGAGTCGAGAAAGACGCTAACGCAAGACTGATACTAAAGTTTTGTCTTAGACACCCTTACGAGGAGGTGTACGAGAGACTGGACAAGTTTGGACTCTTAAGTAATGTTTCCTAGTATGTGTATTCTCTCTTCACTTGAAGCGTTGACGGCGGTGTGCATCTGAGTCGTATCTACAACGAAGTAGGAACCGTTCGCTGGTAAGTGACTCATCTTTTCGTTAACCACTACCCAGCAGTGTTCGTTCGTAGTGACCGGTATGTGTATTCTTTTTGTCCTGTCCTTATGATAACTGTAACAGGTTCTTGGAAGTAACTTCATGACTCGAGTGTGAGTCATATTGTGTTCTTTTATAAACTGATTAACGTACGGTAAGTCAAACAAAGGGTACTTAAACTCGTCAGTCTTATGGCTATGCCTTTGTTTTCTTTCCCAACTGTTCTGACTTCCGTCTACTCCGCAACCAAGAAAGTAATCGTTGGATCCTTCAACACCCTGTAGACAAATTTGTTTCTTAAACTCTGGTAGTATTGATAGCTCAAGTAATATTCTCTCAATATCAAGTTCTGACTTTATCTCTTTAAAGTGCACTGTTAATTCTATCGAGCGCTTGTTCGTACGTAATATCGAATATCGAAAACTTAAGTAGGAGTCTCTCGTTGGTATGAGCCGGCACCTTATGTTTCTTTGTGATGTTAAGTAAGGCACACTCATAGTCTACTTTACCGATGTCTTCAAACACGAACGGACCATTATCGTCTGAAAGCATGATATTGACGCAACATTTCGTATTAATGTCGGCATGTAACGGTACGGCGCTGTTGGCGCTCTGTTTGTAGAATCTTGGTCTTATATCCTCAGTCGAAAGTTTTGCCATGAAGTAATCTACTAATCTTCTTGTTTCTTTACACTTTGAAGTATCGACGTGTCCTTGTTGCCAAGTAGGAGCCTCGTCAAACCAAGAACCATTGTTGAAACCTGACTTAAACGCTGCAAACTCTGTAACCTTTGACTCTTCAATAAGTGCTTCTTTGTCGTACATAATATCGAGTTCTTTGTAATATGTTTCCATTTATCTATTTATCCAATCTATTTTTTCACCAGTAAAAATTACGTGTTGGTAACACGTATCGTCACTACCGTCTGCAACCTTACACAATTTATCCTCCATGTACCATTTATTCTTCGACCTACCGTTGAGATACTCGACTAACATCTTACACCATCTTGGTTTGTGTGCGTGTAGCGTGAAGAAAGAAGTCTGAGCCTGTCTTCTTTTAAGAAAAAAGACCTGTTGATCTAACATTGATATCGTTCTTGCGTTCATTGGTATGTGTTTTTGATAGCCTGCACGGTACTTCGGTAGTATAAAGTATCGGCTTAACACTCTATAAGTGTCATATGGCCAGTATTCTCTTTCCATAATTGTTGATAATCCAACAATATCGTTATGTTGAGTTATAAGAGTACAAGCGATAGTATCTTGTAGCGTAAAGTTTTTATAATTGTTTCCATGTTTATTGTCATGAACAGCGTTACGATTTAACCAAAAAGTTATCTTTTCGAGAGGTATGTCACTACGCTCAAACGTAGTTATTATATTCTGTAAGGTCCTGTAAGTCATCTTGGTTTTGCGTGTCTACAATTAAATGTATTCTATTTACGTTAGAATTATTTTCTGCCCAGTGTATGTGTCCCGCATTAAGAAAGTAAACTCTACCGTCTGCAGGAAAATGTGTACGATACTCTACGTTCTTTTTCTTGACTCCCATTAAACACTTTTTATTAGTAATTAAAGGGATATGAAAACGTGTAATGTAAGAAGGATCATAATCAATGTGTGGTTTTAAACTAAAGTTTGGTGCAAGATATGCGAATCGTACTCTTGCAAGTTTACCCTTAAACATGTTAAGAACCTTTTCAACTTCACCGATTACCAGTTCATTCTTTTTTCCATAGTTATGCTCGTCAGCCTCTGGCCTATATGTCTTACTTGAAGAATCTAACCTACGCGTTCTACTCATGATTGTTGACTTTATTGGTACATGATTCTCTTGTACATAGTCTTGCCTTGCTTTTATCAAATCATTGTCGTGTAATTCTGTTAAGTATCTTTGTTTGTATACTTGACTCTCAAGATAGTCCTCACTACTATCCTTAAAAAAACTTTCTTTACAGAATTCGTTTGCAATAACAAATCCTTTCATAAACGAGTTCGAACTTACATTGATATCATTGTATAAATCGGTATCAAAATAATTGTTCTTAAAACAAAATTTCAGTAATTGTTCAATATCAACTTTATAATTGTTTAGTACACCAAAGTTTGGTAACTGTTTTCTATTTCGTGTGATGGTCATTATGATTTCCTTCGAATGGTGCAAATAAATTAATCCACCATCTATTTATTGGTCCTTTATTGTCATGTCCAAACAAGTTTAACATACCATAAAAAATGTATGAACATATAAAAGTAAATGCTAAGTATAACATAAACGGATAAAAAAGTACATAACTAATTGCTAAAATATAGTATCTGTACTTATGAAAAAATATTACTCTTGGATTTTTAAATAAATCTTTTACAAACTTACGTGGTATGTTATTAACTCTCCAAGTTGAAAATAATATCTGCCACCATTTATTATACTTAGGACTGTGTGGATCTTTTTTAGTGTCGGCATATGCATGGTGCATTCTATGTACTCCAGACCAACTTAACGCTGACTGGCCTCCGCACAATACACCACAATATAACATTACAACTTCAATCGTAGGATGTACTTTAAAATCACGATGCGCAAAGTATCTGTGAAAACCAAAAGTGATACCTACGGTTGCAAGTATGTAATAAGTCAAATATGCATATAAAAGATCAATCAAGATACTTGTATCGCTACATAAATTAGCGTTCCAAGAATACTAAAATTTATAATCATATTAATATAATGTGGATTTGGTTTCATAATATTTCTCCTTGTTGGTGGTTTATATGGTACACCTCCGTACCAATCAATAATTCTTCCCCACATACTATACTCCAAAGTATGCGGAGAGGCCGAAGACTTCCAACAGCATAAAACTAAACAAGAGTAATAATATACTCCATACGATAAGCTTACCACTAAAGTTTGTTGCCGCCATCTTAATCGCTATCAATTCATTACCTAAAAATCGTAGTGCAAGTTCAAACTCGTTGTGTTCGTTCTTGATTACTACACCATTCTTTTTTTCTTCAGCCATATGTGCTCCTCAAAATTTGGAGAGGATACTTGGATTCGAACCAAGGTAAATGGATTTGCAGTCCATTGCATAGCCACTCTGCCATACCCTCATGGTGGTGAGATTCTGTTTCCAAGCTCTCACCAAGCTCATAGGAATTACGCTGCTTGCGCGAACTCCTGAGGTGCAAAGTTATCGTTTGCATTTAGAGTTTTGTTACGTTAACCGAGCTTCCACCGGATAACTCCACATCGTTATTCTGTACCTGTCGATCCTATTTCAGCCCCATCAAAACTACTCGATAACAGTGTTTTTGGTGGAGCTGACGGGTACCGCCCCCGTGTCCAGTGAACATTTCACTTTGCTTCATCGTTATATAGTATATATTATACTACAAAATTTAGCATTTGTACACCTTTTTTTTATAAATAGTTATGAAGAAGAGGAACTATAATGATAGAAGTAGCAGCAGCTTTAAGTGCGGCAACCACTGCATTTAATGCAATTAAAAAAGGTTTTGAAGTCGGACGAGAAATCGAGTCCATGGCCGGTGACTTAGGCCGTTGGATGGGACACGTGTCTGACATTAATAAGGCAGACGAGTACGCAAAGAATCCACCATTGTTTAAGAAACTCTTTGCTTCAGGTTCTGTGGAAGAAGAAGCACTGCAAACACTAATGGCAAAGAAGAAAGCCGAAGACATGCGTGCTCAACTCAAATCAATTATCATTATGTCTCGTGGTATGGGTGCTTGGGATGAGTTATTGAAGACTGAAGGTGAGATACGAAAGAAGAGACAAGCAGCAATCTATGCACAAAAAGAAAAGCAAAGAAAGTTTATGGAGTGGACTGCCATTACAATCGGTATCGCTATCTTTGGTAGTTTTCTTTTTTGGTTACTAACTCTCGCACTAAAAGCACAAGGATTACTTTGAAAAAAGATTATTACTGGCTTATAACAACAATCTCATTTATTGCATGTATATTTTTATTTACAATACTGGCACATGCAGGTGGTAAAATATACGAGCCACAAGATCCAAAGTATGGCACAAAAAAACCTTACACACTCCAACAAAAAGAACATAGAGGAATCAACGACGCTAAGAAAAAGTATACCACATGTCGTTTGATGAAGAGATTAAAATCTCGTATAACGAAAAGACAGGCATGTATTTATCGTGGAGGAAACAAAACTTACACTTTAATGTATGAAAATACATGTCCTGCACAATATAAATGTGAATATAATCCTTGGAGTAAAGAGCCAAGTATTGATGATATTATAGATAGTTTAAACTCAATAAAGAAAGGCAATAAATAATGTCAGGAAGTCCGGAAAGATGGTGTAATAGTTGCGGATGTAGGTGTCATTGTTATGCACCTGAATGTCCAAGCTGTGCCAATGACGTGTGTTATAAATGTAATTGCAAGGATGACAATATTCAAACATGAAAATTTTGTACTTGATTTAAATGCAGCTCATAAGAGTATTCTTTACAAAGATAATAAGTTACTCTTTATGGGTGATGGATATAAAGCTATCCAGATACTTATTAGCCAAAGTACTGACGCTGAACCGGTGAAGAAAAAATTCAAGGCACAATTACGTATGAGAGAAAAACCTAAATTTGATAATGCACATGATGAGATAGAAAGACTTCGAAGAGAAGCTCAAGCAGCTATAGTTAAAACCCCCGAAAAAAAGAAGAGAAAATAATGCATGCATTTTTATTAATGCTGTACATGGGTGAAGCCCTTGTAAGCAAAGATATGTACTTTAAAAATATTAATGATTGTTTGTATTTTGCAGAAAGATTAAATGATCAACCTTTAGTGCCAAACCGCAACGCACAAGAGGGAGTTAACAAGTTTGTAAAGTACGTTGCGGTTTGTGTTCCCAAACGAGTTGGGAATAACGTTAAAATTTATTAAACGTATAATCGATATCAGCAACAGGTTTTTCGGCTTCTTTTAAATCATGTACGTGTAATTGTATGATTGCATAATGTAGTATCTTCATTAGATCTTTTCTGGCTTGAGCGGCATCACCCTTCTTACCATATCTTTGTGCATACTTCATAATATTACCAATACAAAATCCAGTACCGTGGCCACCGTCAACTATGAACTCAGTTGCTTGAAATTGTTCTTTTGAGTAATGACTATCATATGTTGAGTCAATATGTTTTTTTAACTCATTTATATTTTCTTCTTCATTAAATTTATAATCTATCATCTCTTAAAAAACCTCGTTGCCAATTTTATTGGATTCTTTAATCCTTCATATGTGTTACTTATAAATTCTATATGCTTTTCAAAGTTATCGTTTAACTTATCAATCTTTTCTTCTATAGTATCTAGTCTTTTTTCCAGTTCATCAATATCTCTTCTTATTGTACCACGATATTGACGTAGATTATCTTTATCATTCATGCTCACCACCCGGATCATTCTTATCTAATTCTATTCTTTTACCATTATAATACATATGTCTTGTTCTGCTAGGTGTATGGTAACCATTTGTCTTATGTTCTAATCTTAACTTAAATATACTTGAGTTATTTTTTGCAGCTTCGAATGTTGTCACTGTAATTACTATGGCTGCCAAAAATATAATGTGCACTATCATTGTTACACCCATTACAAATATACTACCAACATACATTGAAAATACTATGCACCACATCCAAGCTAGAACTTGCAGCACCATATGTCTTGTGTTAATATCAGGTATGTGCTTTAAAGGATTTACATCAGCATTCATTATGCCATTCCAACTATCATATATAAATTCTCTCATTACTTTTCCCACCTATAGAATATATGATTTGCTACTACTAATGTTTTCGTCTTTTGTTTACGCCATGCTGGAAAAACATAGTCGGCATGGTAATGTGTTGCACCTTTTGTAATATCCTTACTGTATGAACCAAAGAAAACCTTTTGAGCGATTATTAAAGCAGTTCTATATACATCAATATCATACAATGGTATCTCGTCACTTTTGCCATCACAATACCAACTAAACTGACATCGGTGTCTTATAGGTACAATCTTACCATGGTTTTCGTACCACCATTTACTTGTAGGACCTTGTTTAATTACTTCGCAATGCGTAGCTGGAAATCTAGAATCAGCAACTCGATTATCGGTAACTAACGCAACTGCCCACATACCTTTTACTGGTTGATTTCTTGCCTCCCAGTAAATATTGTCTGCCAAACAAACTATTTGATCATTGAAAGTTTTTGCGTTTATTGCATCACTTGCAGGTGCAGGTGGACTACAATAACTTAAACCAAGGAATGCTATAGTGGCTGCAAGCATTCCTTTAGCATATGTTCGTGGATTAAGCATAGTAGAAGTTTTCTACTTCTTCAGCCACTTGAAACTGATCAAGCCAGTTAAACTCAACTTTCCTAAGCTTTTCAACTCTTTGTTGAGCTTCCCATACCGAATCACTGTCTTTTACAAGAACAGCTGCCTTTTGGTAAAACTCTTCTTGTAAATCCATCATTAAACTTTTAACTTTTCCCATAATTTAACTCCCTTTTTAATTTTATAATAATATTATACACTATTTTTTTCCTTATGTAAAGGAAAAAATTCACTATATTCTCACCTCATATGCAAGATTTTCTGCAACCCATGACTTACCTAAATCATAAGCGATGGCTACAAGAGCACCTTCTCTTGGTAAAGTGTCCATGTACTGGATTAGCTTCTTTGCACCAGAAGAATTATTACTCTCAATCATAATAAGAATAGCTTCGAAATCCTTAGCATCTTGCTTGTACATATCAGACATATCTTCTTTGACAGCCCAATCCATTTTTGAAAGATTCTTATACTCTGTGATTAATTTTTTTAAATGCTTCATAAAAACTCCCTTATTTTTTTATTTTATAGTAATATTATACCATATAAAAAAGGCCTTGTACACCTTTTTTTTCACTTTTTTCAAAAAAAATTAAACCATTTTTGCTTTACCTTCATATGTTTTTACTGAAACATTATCAGGTATTTGAAATTTAACAGCATCATGAATATGATGTAATACAAACTTTGTATTTGGAAACTCATTAAACATCTTTTGCCACACTGGTCTCCAGTTATTTGCTAATCTATTTGTGTTCATGTTGCCTCTATCTGAATTTAAGTAAAAGTCTGAACAACTTCTTAAATTAAAATCAAATATAGAATCAAATCCATACATATGAATCTCTTCTGCTTTTACTTTGTTTGCTGCGTAGTGTACCGCCATGTGACCACAGTTAAAGTCAGTATAGTTAGCTACATATTTTGGCAGTACTGTATAAAATTCTTTTACTTGATGAGAATGTTTTAAATAAAAGGTAGGCTTTTGATCCATCCAAATTTTCGGTCTCATTCCTAATATCCAATCACCTGGTATCTGTAAAGATCCTTCATTTAATGCTCTCATCATTTTAAAGTCTACCATGATTGTTCCATAGGCACCTGGTACTGGCCATGGCGGAATGTTACATGTAAGTTTCATACCGATTCTTTGTTTATGATGATACAAGCTTGCTTGATCACCGTTTCCAATTACATGAACTATCTTCATACCATCTCCGATATTTTTATTTTACCTTTTTGACCTGTCCAATGTGCTATCTTTACTTCTCCACCATAACCGTCTTTTTCTAATTGTAATCTTAATACATTATATTTGTTTGGTAAATCTGTTATGTATTTAATTTTTGTTATTGGTGACAGTATCTTATCTAGTACTTCTTGATCACCATCTAACGGATTTTGTTTTACGGCTTTTACCCATTGGTATAGTATTACAGGTTTATCTTGAAATCCAACTACACCAGAGTTATGCCAAAGATGACCACGTCTCCAAATCCAAGGTTCATCTTTCGCCATCAAGAGTTTTTCTGGTTCTATGAGATCAAAAATATCATCTGTATTTTCTCTTACCTCACAGTCTGTATCAATCCATACTGTTTTCTTCGATGGACTTTTTAACATTGATAGTGGTTTTTTAAACCAACCTTTCTCTTCTGTATTTGTCAAATCCATTACAGCATGTACGTTTTCTCTTACTATTTGCATGGTTAAGTCAGTGATTCCAAAGTTTGCAAAGATAAGAGGTTTATTATTATTTTTTTTAAAGTTTTTTAAAAACCAAGGCAGCATCCATTCTTGTGTATTATCGCATCCTGTAACGTATGCTTCATCATATAATTTCATAGGTTTCGCCATAATTATGTTTTGCCCAACAGCCTTCTTTTCTTTGTATTGTTGTGAAACTATCTCTTGCTTCTACTGGCCATGGATAGTATTCTCCTAAAGTAAACTTAGAACTATGTATAAAAATATCAGTTGGTCCTGCCGAATGTAACGATTCGTCAATTAATTCTTGTGCACCCTTTGGTGTAATTCTATAAGCATGCGCACCAGGGAAATATGGTTTAGAAACAAGTGAACCATATCCTATAAACTTTGGTGTGTTAAATTTACCATATGACGGTTTACCAAAACTTAAGATGTCAAACATTTGTAATTGGGGTATCTCACCAACTAGAACAGCATCATGTTCGAATATAACTATTGGTTCGTTTAATCTAATACATTTTTTCCAAAGACTATGATGACTTAAAAAACCTGCAATACAATTTTCTGGTCTACTATATTTTTCAATAAAACCTTTTTCACTATATTTTAATTTTTTAAGTTCTTCATATACATTACAATTTTGTGGTGTGTATGCCTTGTGCTTTTTAATATATGCATCAAACTTTATTCCGCTCTTAATGCATCTTTCTGCAACTTGCACAGACCTTTCATTTTCAGTCATTGTAATTACAAACATTTTCATAACGTTGTTGTTGACCTCAAGCCTTGTATTCTTGTATAAAAGTTTCTTGTTACACCAAGATTTGGTACTAGTTGTCTACACATCAGTGCATCGTTTGGCCACATGCCATATCTTTGCGATAAGTCTAACATTCTTTCAGCACCTTCTGGTTTTATGACATATGCTGAATTACCTGCCAATCCTTGCGGTATATGAACCTCGTCTATAATAGGTACTGGTTGAAAAAAATCTGTTTTACTTAAAATGGCATCATGATAGTCTTTTGATTTTCTTGTAGCCATAGATGGATCATTTATTCCAATTATATCAAATTCACAGTTTCTAAAAGTTCTGTCACTTGGCAGTTTTTTAATAAATCTTGCATCATGTTCTAAAATTAGAATCATTTCATTAAGGCTTTTACACTTTTGCCATAGATACCAATGACCTAAGAAACAAGATATTCTTTTTCTTTTATCTGCAGTCGGGTATGCAGTTTTAGTTAGTCCAGTAGCAATGTCTATTTGTGAACCTTCCCATGGATAGTTCCATTCTAAACCATTACCACTTGAATAACCATCAACTTTAAATACATCAATCGCCTCAAACAATTCAATACCTTCTTCATGTCCATACTTATCATAGCTTTCTTTTAATTCTTCATAACCAGCCATTGAAACTTTGCTAGTTGGTATTGCTATTGCAAATGCTTTCATTAAATTATCCTAACATTATCTTTATTTTCCACATAATATTTACCTACACAATATTTTCTAAATATATCATATCGATCAATATTATTATCTATTATGATATCAAACCTTGGACTATTCCATTGTTCTTTCATAATTTTTTTTACAGCCTTTTCATTATCTATATCACATCTTATCCAATAAATTCTTGACTCTTTTAGATAGTCTATATTCTTTGGTTCTTGCTTTTGAAAATTATCTATACAAAAAATATTAGAGCGTGGCATAAACTTTTGCCAAACAGGTATAGTAGCATCACACCCTATCTGTAAAATTTGTAACGGTAAAAATCTTTTTTCATAAAATTGATTTTCATAAAAGTTTGCAAATTTAACTTTATTTGATTTAAACTTAGTTAAAAGATTATATAGCATCTTTTACAAATCTCTCAATTGCGCAACCTCCATATACACAATGATGATCATCGTTTTCGCTTAATACTTGATACCAACCAAATTCTGCTGGCCACAGTCTTTTTTCTTCGTGTAATTTAAAAACCCTTTCCGGATCAAATTTACTAGGTGGATGTATTATCAAGTTATCATTTAACCACCAACACCAATCACGACTAACAGATATATCAGTATCTCTTGTACAATATTTATGTTCTATGTCTTTAAACATATTTAAATTCGTATGTCTTCCACCTCTGATTGCAAATCCAACTGCAATATTTTCATTATAGGACATATCTAAATATTTTTTAAAATTTATTCTAGAACCACAAACCGCGTCCCATCTTATTCTTACTATCAAATCATACTCTTTTTTTATGTCTCTTACTTGATATGCATGAGCAAGTATCTGTTTAGTAGAATGATTTAATGATTCAGTTTGATATACGCCACCTATCTTGTTGCTAATACCAAATTTATATTGTGCATACTTATGATTAGGATTATCTTCTACACATTCAGTCCATGAATTATAATGCAAAACAGGTTCAGGATAAGTAACTGCTTTATATTGTTTTGATATATCATTTTCACGTTCTTTCCATGTAGCATAGTAGAAATCTGCATCAGGCATAGCTGCCTCAACACTTTTTATGTTTCTTCTTACATTACCTCTAGCTATTCCTGAAAAACATATTGCTATTTTCATTTTAATTTTTCTAAGTCCTCTGGTGTTCCAAGTATATCGTGTCTTGTATTTTTATCGATTCCAATCTTTAATCCTCTATCAATCAGCAAGTTATAAACTGGTGCTATATAAAATTCACCTTTTGTTCTCATATCATTTTCTATCATAAACTTTGCATTACTGACAAAAGTGCTGCCTTTTTTAAAATAATATAAACCACCTATCGCTTTATCACTAATTACTTCTTTCTCTTTTGTTTCTGCAACTAAACTTTCAAATTGATTCATTCTTACATAACTATGAGCTGGACTAGAAGACTTAAATACGCAAACAAGACCATCGTAAAAACTATCAATTTTTTTAGGATCGATTTGTGGTTCAAAATAACAGTCAGGTGTAAATATCATAAGCGGATTATCATTGTCAATAAGTTCTTCTGCCAACAAGCAAGTGCATAAAGCACCTTCAGTTAATCCAGGGATAATTACTATCTTACAGTCTTTGTATTTACTTCTAAGAACTAAATTTAAATTATGTTCTTTTACATGATCTTCTCTAATTATAAAAATTAAATTACAGTTATCGATATTAACTGATTCAAGTGATCGATCTAAAATTGTCTTGCCATTTATTTCAATCAAAGGTTTTGGCAGTTTGTAGCCTGCATCAATAAATCTTTGACCGTTTCCAGCTATCGGCAATAGTAAATTAGTTTTCATAAGTTAGTACCTTTAAAGTTTGTTCGTGAGCTTTTTCTAACGACTTTTCTATATTATCTGTATTTAACATATTTGAAATAAAGCATGCAGCAAAAGCGTCACCAGCACCAAGTACGTTTATATTATCTTTTACTTCTGTTGTAAATGCATATTGTTCCTCACCATTTGTACACATACTACCGGACGGATAATGAAGAATTACGTATCCTCTTGTTAACTTTGCTAACTCTTTTACATCCATAAATAAGTCTTCTTCTGATATAAACAAATAGTCGACATATTTAATTTCATTCATAATGTTCATATCACCTGCAGTCAGGTCTGCTGAAACTTTTCCATTTAAACTTTTCATAAATGAAGTATCTTTAAGTTTATTTAAATAAAGAACATGATGCCAATGCGCATTAACTACTGATGGTTTTGTAGTTTTTAAATTTAAATTACCTCTACCAAATCTTTGTGATGAAGTTTCGTTAACTAAAACAACTGCCTCTCCCATGGCGCATGGTGCAAGTTTGTATTTTATATTTGTATTGATAACATTTAAAGCATTCCAAAAATTGGCAATAGCACCAAGTGAAATTTCTTCCTTAAAGTTTCTTATTATTCTATCGACAGTTATATGACCATAAACTGCTAAATCATACTCATACATTATATTACCTCATTTCTGCAGTTGTTTGCTCCAGTTTATCTAACTCAATAACTTTATCTATAGTTACGCTTTTTATATAATTTAACGTTTGACATATGTCATAAAGTTCTACTATACAACCTTCTCCACCTTTTGATTTTAATTTTATAAAAGCTGAATCTTTTATTGCTAAAGGTACGTCACTAGGACATGCAGTATGTTTTAATTTTTGAAACATTTGATAGTCAAAATAATCATCACCTACAAACATCATATCGTTATAATCAATTTTATATTTTGTTTTAAACTCATTTAGCCATAAGGATTTGTCTAATCCATCTTCTTTATCTCTAGTACAATAGAAATCTATGTTTCTTTTTTCTGCCATGGCTCTATTGTAATTGTCGCCACTTATCATTATTACTTTTACTCCAGCTGCCATAAATCTTTTTATTGCAGTAAAATCTTTACACATAAATTTTTTATAAACCGGTTTGTGATCAACGTCATAAACTTTTGTACCATCAGTTAAAACACCATCAATATCAAGTATTAACAATTTTAAATTCATACTTCCACCGTTATAACATATTGTGTCATACCTTGTCTATTCATACCAAAATCGTTTGAAAGTACAAACTCATTAACAGCTTTTGTTACACCTGCTTTTTGCCATTTTGCATCAGGCCAACCGTAATCATCACCGATTATTAATCCACCAGGTTTTACAATATTTAATGCGTTTTTTAAATCCTTTATACATTGTTCATAAGAATGATTGCCATCGATATAAATCCAATCTAGCATTTCAAAATTTCCATGACCTTTAGATGCAAGATATCTTTCAAAAAAACTATCAGAAGTTTCTCTACAAAGTTCTACTTCATTCATATGTTCGAATCTTGATTTAATCTCTTTCCAAACTCTTTCATAGAACTTTTGAAAACCTGCCTCTGCAATTTCACCTGTAATTGGTTGATACTTTGCTAGCCATTCTTGATAAGTCATTTCTGAACTATTTTTATATGGTTCAACTGAATAAGGGTCTACCATATAAAATTTTTTTAAACCTTTTTTTAAAAATTGAGTTGAAGTATTTCCCATCCATACACCAATCTCTGCACCTATAGTATTTTTTCTAATTAAATGCATGATGTGTGCTGAATCTTTATTTGTATGTAATGCCATCATAATTTACACCATAAAATGTTTACTACCGTTGTTTATCGCTCTCACTAGGTGATGTGATTTATAACCACCTACCTTACTATATAGGTGTATGTCTTCGTGCTTTTTATAAAGCGTTGCTAAATGAAACATGCCAGAATCACAACCTACATGAAAGTCTGCATAGTACATAGCGTGTCCTATATGAGCTAATGAATCTTTAAACCTACCTTTACCATTACCGCCAACATGAACAACTGCGCCTTGATACTTGTCTTCTATTTTTTGTTGTAACATTGGTGATAAAGTTCTTCCAGGATCTGTTGAATCCCATTGTACTGTAATAAACTGGTCTGGCAACCAATAGTTTTCTATTACCGGTTTTAGCAATGCAGGTTTTCTAAGATATTGTGACATCTCCAAAGGAACAACTGTTTCATTTGGATGCATATGTATCGTATCTTGAAAATAATAAATCTCTGCATCAATATTATTTTCTTTTAAATAACCAATCCAATCATTTTCTGGTACATTTTCTATTGGCCAATTTTTTATTTGTACTGAGTCTTTTGGAAAGAGTGTTAATATTTCACTCCAAGATTTTTTCTTCTTATCTGATTTTACACCACCTGCAACACTCCATTTATCATCGGTAATATGTATGGTAACTGGTGTATTGTGAGCTTTTCCGTACTGATATGCACATAGTACGCTTTGTAATCTGTCACCTATGCCAGGTGTTGTATAAGGTCTATCACCAGAGCGAATGCTCTTTGATCGTAATGCTATATGTTTCAATGACTTTTCTTTTCTGTAATTTCACTTTGAAAATAGATATCTATTCTTTTCTTTGTTTCATGACGTAAATCATTTAATTGAGTTATAAGAAGCGCAGTGTCTGATTCTTCTTTACTGTATCTTTCAACACCGAATCTCTTAATATCTTCTAGGTTCCATAGTTGAGAATTTATTGCCGTCATAATATTTAAATAATAATCAAAGCCGGCATCAAATATTGTTTCATATTGATCTAGTTCATTCTTTACATCTAAACCTTTTTCTTCTTTAATCTTTAATATTGAATATTTATCTAGGTATTCACCGACGCTTATATCAACTTGTATCTTCAACTTACTTTCTCCATCAACTCTTCAACGTTCTCGCCACCGTTTGGTAATTTATCTTTAAGAAAGAAATGTACAAAATATGCTTCTTTTATATTTTGATCCGGTATCGCTGTATATAATGCATTCCATTTCCAACTTAATTCTTGTTGAACCATATTCTCTTTCTTTATCCAGTAGTTTAAGAGTGTTTGATCAGTACTCCATTTCCATGCACCCATGCCGTCTACAAATCTTTTAAACTCTGGCCTTGTAACAAACTCTTTACCAGTTTCATACCTTTTA